TTACTTCGTTGGCTCCACGATCTCGCCGACACGACGATAGACGGTCTCGGTGATGCGCTTGTCGGTGTGTCCAAGCAGCCTGGATGCCCGGCCGAGGTCAGCAATTTCAGAGGCTGCCTTCGGGCGGATGTCTCGGAACTGAAACTGACGAATCGCGGTGGCCAGGGTCTCGTCGAGTTCCTCCAGCGCCGCGCCGGCGGCGGCCGACCGTGCTTCGTCAAAGCGAATGCGCAGCATGGAGGATGTCATCCGGCGCCCATCGGGTGTTGTGATCAGATACGGGCCGGCTACGCCGCGCTGCCGCCGCTGCTCGCACAGCCGCGCAACGAGTTCTCCAAGCGCTGTCGGGCTGCCGTCGACATCGAGCATGATGCGCAACTTCTTCGACGTCTTGCCCTGGGCGATCTGCAAGTGCCCGTCCTGAATGTCCGCCTCCCGAATGATCAGCACGTCGCTCGGCCGCTGAGCGGTGAGATAGGCAAGGTCCATTGCGTCGCGGAGTTCTGGTGGTGCCGCGCCGTATACCGCGTTCCAGACCTCGGCCCTGGCGTAGAAGTCGCGCGGCGTCTCGCGGTTCTTGCGAACCCCCTTCACCGGGTTTTCAGCCGTGACGATCCCCCACTCCCTGGCGATGTTGAAGATGTGGGAGAAGAGGGAGAGCTCCCTGTTCGCCCGAACCTTCGCGGACCGCTTGTCCCGGTACTGTGCCAGCACTTGGGGGGTGAGCGCCTCGACCGGCGCTTCTGAAAACGCCTTTCGCAGTTGCGTCAGCGAGAGGAGGTTGTCCTTTTGGGTGCGTGGCGCTTTCCCGGGGATGATCTCTTTCTCGTACCGGTCGAACACGTCACCCCATTTGCGCAGGGTCTTCGGAGCCGGACTGGCATCCAGCCGCGCCCACTCCAGCTTTGCCATGTCCAGGTCGGTACCGAGCGGGATTTCCTTCCTCTTTCCGTCCTCGCCGCGGCCGTCGTAGTAGTAGCCAACCCACAACTTCCCTCCTTTCAGCTTCCTGGTCCGGCGAATCATCCGGGGCGGGAGGTCCCTGTTCTTCGGCTGCTTCGGCCGCATTTCAACTCACCTTCGACAGATCCAGCGTCCACGGTTCCTGTACAGCGACCGTTCCGTTCGGTTTCACTCCGGCCAGCCGCAGGCGGGCATAGATCCGCCCGACGACGGGTCGCTGCGCAGCATTCAATTCGTACTTCCAGCCATGAGATGCCAGCCACTCGACCTGTTTTTTCGATGACTTGGCGCCGATCATGGCCTCCAACTCCTCCTTCGAGAGGAACTCAGATGGGGTTTCCATGGGCAATGCCTCTCCGCCCAGGCGATCGCCCGGGGCCGAAATTGAGTGTTAGGATTCTCGCCCCAGCCGGGACTGGCCTCAGGAAGAGGCCGTGGTGGCTCCCGGCTGGGGATTTTGCGATATGCCTGCCCGGTCCAGGCGCTCGATCTCGGCCAGGATCAAGGCGCCGGCCTTGACTAGCATCGTTCGACCGTCAGCCCACTTGAACCCAGTCATCCACGGCCAAGATTCCGGCTTCTTGCACGACAGCCCGCCGCTGAGTGCATGCCACGAAACCTCGATGTAGGCGCGCGCCGCTTTCGATAGTTCGTAATTGATGTAATGGCTGTCACGAAATCCGTGGTAGCCCTCGACCTCGACTTGCCGCCGGCGCTCGGCTTGGACATCGAGCCAGGCTTGCGGCACTTCCTTGCCGGGTGCGGCGACGATGTACGCATCCAGCAGCTCCTGCTTCTCCAGCTCCGCGACCCTGGCCAGGGCGGCGTCGGCGCGTTCGCGGTGGTGGTCGCGCTGCAATTGCATGCAGTCGAACTGTTCTCGCCAGCGCTCGGCATCGGACGGCGGCGCCTGGTCATTGATGAGGGCCAGCAGGCTCTCGGCTGAGGAATGAACGTCGTCGAGGTCCGTTGACCAGCGGTGCGGGCTGGTGTCGTGGATGTTGTCCAGTGCTTCGATGATGCCGCGTAGGCGGGTGGCGCACTGCTCGATCAGTTGGTGTTGGGTAGAGGACATGGCGGTGTCTCCGGTTGCTCCGGCGCCGGCGGCCGGCAGCGGAAGCATTTGCACAGGCCTATCCGTTGGCCCGTGGTGCGGCAGATGGTGGGGCGGTTCATTGCGGTGCTCACGTGAAGAGGGTGGGCTGGGCGCTTTTTTCCAGCGCCTGCTGGATCTTGGTGAAGGCCTCGGGGTGCTGCTGGTCGAACGCTGGCATGCGGGTCGATTCAACCCAGGTGCCGCGCTCGGCGCCCTTGTCGAGCCAGGATCGTGTCCAGTTCGTCGCGCTGACGCCGCATTCGGCGATCTGCTTCGTTGTGATGAAGCCCTGGCGGCGCAGCGTGGCGATCACCTTCAGCGCGCATTCCTTCCATTGGGTGAGCCGCAGCGGAGCCGGAACGCCGGCAGGCACGTCGGGGACCACGATCGGGACATGGCAGCGTTCCGCGGGGTTCCAGTCGAACAATTGCGGTCCACTGGAGTGCTGGAGCCAGTGGCGCAAGTGGAACTCGGGGAAGTCGACGAACTTGCCGTCGCGCCGACGGTGTCCGCGGGACGGCGCGAGCACTGCGATGCCGCACATTTCAAGCAGGCGCGCGATTCCGTGGCTGGCCTCGGTGATCCGCCCGACAATGACCAAGCGGTGATCTGGCCCGGGCGCCCCGTACCGGTCTTGCCAGTACTGCGGCAGGATCTGGTCGGCCACTTTGGCGTTCAACTGCAACTTGGCCTCGACGCCGATCTGCCGGCCATCCTCATGGACCACCAAGATGTCGAACCCGGCAGTCTCCGGGTAGCAGGTCCAGCCGGGGACTCGGTTGAACTCGTCGATGAACGCCGCGCAGAGTTCGGCCTCGCTCTGCACCAGCGGGGCCTGGTTCTTCATGTCGGTATCTCCGCAGGACCGGTGATGTGCTCCGCGTGCAGAGCGCGCATTCCCAGGTTGGTGGCTACGGTGAACTCCAGCCTGGCGCCCTTCGAGTCCATCCAGCCGGGCAGCAGGGCGATTGCCTGGCAGGTGAGCAGCTTCTGCAGGTCGAGCCGCAGGTAGTCGGCCCACTCGAAGCCCGGAATCTCGCCGTGCTCGGCGGGGTTCTCGACCTGGTACCCGAGGCTTCGCAGGCGCGCGGCTTCGGCGTGGAACGCGGGGAAGTTGTGTTCCGGCAGGCCGGTCATAGGCCCGGCGAGGTAGATGCGCTGGATCACGGCAGCAACTCCTCCCCGACCTGGCGGGCATGCTTGAGGCTGCCGGCCCTGATGCGCGTCCAGTTCTTCCCCCAGTCCTCTGTCAGGCCGCCCTGGTCGCGGAAGAAGGGACCGTGCTTCACGAACACGGCGCCGCCGGCGTTGCGCATGACGAAGTAGGTGTTGTCGTCGATCGGGTCGTCCGCGCGGTTGTGCTCGATCGCCTTGTCGGGCGGCGCCGAGCGCCAGTCCGGCCAGGTGCGCGCCTCGTTCTTCGTCTGCTTGGCGACCAGGGCTTCGATGATCTGCGCGGGAGTGGCGCCGGTGCGCCAGGCTCCGTCCAGAGCGAGAATCACAACGTCGATCCACTCGGCCAGGTCGCCGGGGGTTTCCTCGATCTCGCGCAACTCCTTGCGGATGTGGTCGATGACGCCAGCGGCGCGCGCCCCTGGCCCGAACGTGCGTTCGCTGAACCGGCGCTGGCGATGGAGGTGCTGCTCGAAACTGAAGCCAGTACCGTGTAACGCCTTGAGCATGTCATGCAGTTTTTGCTTCGCTTCATTGGCGTGCGCCATAGCATCGCCGCTGTCGAACGGGCCACCGACCAGGGACCAGGCGCTGGCGAAGACTTGGGCTTGGCTCATAGCGGCGTTGATGGAGTCGCTGTTTTCTGCGGACATAGGGATACCTCTCGCCTACTGGCGATCTGCGATTAACTGGGGTAGGGTCAGCGGCTCGGCATGGAGCCGAATTAAAGGAGTGATGTATGAGTCAGCAACAAGCGCAACTCGATGCGCTGGAACACTTACTGATCGGTCTTCTCAAAAGCAGCGATATTTCTGTTCCGCGCGAAAAAATTTTCGAATTCGCGGAGTCATCAGTTATGGGTAGTGATGGTCCTCCAGGAACCTCTCAGAAGTCGGCGGCCCGCGAATATCTCGCTCACTTGAAGCAGAAGCTCTAGACGCTAGCGGTATTACGTCGAATACGAGGACTCTTTCCTTCGCGCTACAGACGGTTACGTCGTCATTTTGTAGCGCGGAGTTTCGGAAAAGTACGCGACAGCTTTCGAGCAGGCCGTGAGCAATTGTTCGATCATCGTAACACCTGCTATTAGCGGCTCCAGGGATGCCGGCGCCCGGGCTTGGGCTGCTGGCGCGGGGTGATGAGTGCGTCGCGCAGGCTCATGCCGGCGGCGTGAGAGTGGTGATTACCTGGTAATCCTGAATGGCCGCGACGTAGCACAGCCGGCGGTCGGGCTGGTTTTCTTAGGGCATGGCGAATCCTCGCGCCGTAGTGGCGTAATGGCATGAAGTGGGGTAGGTTGCAGTGCTGATACTGCTACGACACATGAGGTGCGCAGGAATGGCTGTTAGTTACATTGCTAATAGTACGGATGGAGCGATACATAAAGTCTTGTGCGAAGTCTGCAAGATTCCGCAGAAGCATATAGTTCTTAAGTCGTTTAGAAGAAAGTATGATGTTGATGAATTCACGTCAATTACTGAGTACGAAATAGTACAGTGCCAGAATTGTGACTCTCTCTCATTCAGGAAGGAATACTCTAATAGCGAAAACTACTACCAAGATGAGGAGACAGGGAAGTATGAGGAGCTTCTAGATGTTGATATATTTCCAAGTCGAACTGCCGGTAGATTCAAGATTGAGGGGGCTCACTTTCTCCCGCTTGAGGTTCGCGCCGCTTACGATGAGTTGATTTTGGCAATGAATGGTGGCCAAAACATGCTTGCAGGGCTTGGCGTAAGGGTTCTTATAGAAATGATCTGCCGAGATAAGAAGGCGGCCGGAGATAATCTATATAAAAAACTGGATGCCCTCCGTGTCAATGGGGAGATAACTGTTTCTGATCTGGAGATTCTCCATAAAATAAGGGCGATGGGGAACTATGCTGCCCATGAAGCCAAGGCCAGTACTTCGGCGCAGTTAACACTTGCCATGAATGTTGTAGAAAATCTTCTTAAGAGTGTCTACATACATCCGAAACTGGCGGCGACTGCCTTCAAGGAATAGTTCTAGAGCATCCGGCACGGAGCCGGACCAAGGAGAATGTTATAGAGTGCTTTATCTGCGACAACGAGGTTGGGAGCGCTGGGCCGCGTGAAGGTGATTGGATTTTGGTGCGCTGCGACTGGTGTACTCCTTATCGGGTATCCGGCTCTCTGGCGGCAGAGTTACAGATCGCAGGCCAGAGACTGGAACCGAAGGAAAGCAGGGCCTGGATTGAAGAGCAGCGGAAGGAGGGGGAGGCTGAACCTATGTTCACCACTTGCTTCCAGGGGCGTAGGGACTACCCCTGAACTGCTGCAATAGCCTCTGCCCTATCCACCGCACCACGGGAATGGCCTTGCTATTTCCCGTGGTGGGTAACTTGGTGCGGTTCGTCAGGCCGCCACCTTCTGGCACCACCGCCGGCGAACAGGTCGACGATGATCGCGTCGTCGGTGTCGTCCAGGGCCAGGCCGTACTGGGTTTTGAAGTCGAGCGGGGAGGGCTTCTTGAGGGAAGTCATGCGGCGGGTTCCTTTTCGCGAACGTGAGGACGCACTGCGCTATGCGTGATGGCGCAGTGATGTCGTTGGGGCTAGAGTTGGATGGCCCGGCATGGGGCCGGATCAAGGGGAGATAAATGGCGCCGAGAACGTGCTGTGAAAAATCAATGCACTGCGTTGACGATGGTGAAGGCCTTGGAAACTTCGAACTGACTGGCCGCCGTGAACCAATCGGCAAGAAGATGACCTTCTATACGTGCCTGGAATGCGGTGATCAATGGTCCCGGACTGAAGAGACTCACGGTGACCGTAGCCCTACTTGGCACCTGTCGATTTAGCTCACCAACATCATGCTGCTGGCTCCTTGGTGTCGTGGAAGATGTCGAGCTGGGCCAGGCCACTGCGCGCGGCATCGTTGAGCCAGAGGCATTCGATGCGGTCGCGCGCGCCGTCGGCGAGGGCATTCCGCTCGAGGCGGTGCCAGTAGCGGTAAAGGCGGTCGTAGAGGGGACAGGGGTATCCGGAGAGGACCACCATGCCGCTCAGCCCCTTGAGGAACGCCGCCAGGTCCCGGTGCTGGTCGTCGTCCAGTTCGTGTCGGTACGACTTGCCGGTGGCGTTGTGGCGGACCTTGGTGCTGCGAGTGGAATGGACGTAGGGCGGGTCGACGTAGTGCAGCGTGCTCGGCCGGTCGTGGTGCTCCATCAGCACCAGGGCGTCGCGGTTCTCGATCACCACGCCCTGTAGGCGCTCAGTGATAGCGGCCAACGCATCGGGGTAGTTGCGCCAGTCCAGGGCGGGCGCGGTACCACTCCTCGCCGACGTCGAGCGGAACCCCGTGCGTTCGCCGCTCGCCGCGGCACTGCCGAAACCCTGGAAACTGCGCACCACCATCCGCCGGGCGCGCTCGAGCGGATCGGACGTTTCCGCGTAGCTGGCTTCGAACTCTTCCCGGGCAAACGGGGTAAGCGCCAGGGCCTGGCGCAGTTCCTCGCCACGGTCCCGCGCGACGCGGAACAGGTTCACTACGTCCCCGTCGAGGTCGTTGTAGACCTCGGCGTAGCTGCGGGCCTTCCGCAGCAGGACAGAAGCCGCGCCGCCGAATGGCTCGATGTAGGTGTGGTGGGGCGCCAGGTGCTGGATGATCCACGGGGCGAGCAGCCACTTGCCGCCGTGGTAGCGGAGAATCGGTCGTTGAGGAGGCATCGTCAGTACTCGGTGAACAGGCAATGGACGCCGCCCTGCCTGACGCGGGCGGCCCACGAGGCATGGTTGAATCGCCCACAGGGCGGCGTCCGGTGCGTGCTTGCTGGGAGAGAAAGCGCCCCGGGCGGGGCGCTGTATCGAGGGTCAGGCCGCAGCCTGATGATGCTGGTCGACGAGTTGCCCGGCGTCGATCCAGACCGCTTGTAACCAGGCCGGCGTCTTCGCCATCGGTTCCTTGAGCGTGCCGGCGACGATCACCGAATCGATTTCCTTGTCCATCGTCACGGCACGCAGCAGTGTCAGGGCCTGGCTACGACTCGGCAGGTCCAACACATCGAGGCGATCCAGCAGCGCCAGGCGAAGGCCGGAGATCGTCGCGATGGCCAAAGCGATGGTCGTGTCGCACCGCCAGCGCTCCGACTCGGACAGCAGGCCGTAGAGCCGGCCGCCGAAGGTCACGTCGATGTCCGCGCTGATCTCCACCGGCGACCAGCCGGCAATGCCTGCCAGGCGCTTCAGCGTGTCGTTCACCGGACCGATGGCGTCGGCGAGGATCTCCGCCGGAATGCCGGTCGGTGACAGCGCGTCGACCATGCCGGTCCACGCCACCACGTCCTGGTGCGCGGCCTGCGCTTTCGCGATCGAGGCCTCGCGCTGGGTAGCGGCTTCCAGGGCTTCCTGCAGGGCGACCAGCTTCGCGCGGCTCGCGTCGCGGGCCTGTCGCAGTTCGTTGATGGCCTGCTCGCCGTTGGCGATCGCCTCGGCGCTGGGCGCTTCGACGGACTCTGCTTCCAGGGCCTTGATCTGCTCGGCGGCGGCCAGGCACTCGTCCAGGTCACGCTGGCTGTTCGCGACGGCGCGCTGGGCGCTAGCCAGATACTCGCGGTACTCGGGCAACCGGCGGGCGGCTTCGGCATCGGCGATCTGCTCCGGCGGCTGGTGCACCACCAGGGTCCCGGCCTGCAGGTCGACCGCGCCCTGGCAGTGGGGGCAGGTCAGCGGCTGGTGCGGCACGCTGCCCGAGGAGGCCAGCTCGGCAGCCATGACCTTCTCGGACCACTCGTCCTGGTTCTGCTCGTCGGTGGTCAGCTTGTTCCGGCGGCGCGGCTCCAGGTCGACCAGCTCGCGCAGCTTGGCGATGCGCTGGGCGCGGCCGTCGGCAGCCTGGCGGGCCTGCTTGCTGGCGCCCAGGGCCTGCTGGGCCTCGGCCAGATCGTCCTCGAGCAGCTGCAGGTTCTTACCGGCCTCGGCGACCTGGTCTTCGGTGACCATGGTGGCCAGCAACTCCGGCGCCCAGTCGACGGCCTTCTCGCTGCCGTAGTTCTCGCCGGTGATCATCTTCCAGGCGCCGCGCGCTTCGCTGGCGTAGGCCTTGGCTTGCTCAACCGCGGCCGGGAAGCCGGAGCGGAGCAGGGGCTTCACCTTCTCCACCAGGGCCGCGGCGTGGCCCTTGGCCTCCAGGCGCTTGGAGACCTCGGCCGGGCTGGCGCTGGCGCCGGTCAGGTCGAACAGCACTCGGCGGCGATCTTTTGCGTCCAGGGCGGCGAAGCGGCTGGCGTCGAGCACGAACGGCAGGAACGGCGAGTCGGAGAGGGGCGAACCCTTGCCGCTGGGCAGCGCGACGCCGCAGGCCTGCACCTCGCCGGATTCGTCCAGCCACTCGACACGGGCCTCGCCCTTCTTTGCGCCCTCGGTGATCAGCTTGTCGATCTCCTTCTTCAGCGAGACGCGGCGCGGCTGGCCGTTGAAGGCCATAGCCACGCCATCAAGCAAGCTGCTTTTACCGGCGCCGTTGTGGCCGGCCACAAGGAGCACCGGCGCAGAAACATCAAGGGCCGCATGACGCAGCCCTTGAAAATTGGTGATTTCGAGTTTCGTGATGCGCATGGCTCACTCCAGGGTAATGGGCTCTTCGGCCGGCGCCTTATTGGCAACGGTTACGCGGTAGGTATTGAGCTCCGGCGATTCGCCCTCGGCGTCCAGCGTGATCACGCCGTCGTCGAGCAGCTTCAGGGCCACGGCCAGCGACTCGTCGGTGCTCAGCGCGAAGCGGGACTGCAGCCAGCCGGGGGTGATCTGGTCCTTACGCAGCACCAGGACAGTGATGTCGTCGATGGTGTGGCCGCCGTAGGTTGTGTCGCCGGGCTCGGCGGCGCTGCTCAGCAGGTCTTTTTCCGGTTCCGGCGGCGATTGCAGGATCACCTCGCGCTCGCCGTTGGAGTTCGGTGCCGATACAACGCCGGCGGCTTCCAATTCCTCGACGATGCGCGCGGCGCGGTTGTAGCCGATTTTCAGGTAGCGCTGGAGTCCGCTGATGCTGACCCCGCGTGTGTCGATGACATGGCTGACCGCTTCGATGTAGAGCGGGTCCTGCGCGCCAGTGCCATCCGCGTCGCCGCCATCTTCGAGGGCGAGAGAGTTCTGGTCCGGATCGGGCTGGATAGCATCCATGCCCTCCAGGTACTCAGCGGCGTCGGCCACCACCAGCATGCAGACCTTGCCGGTGCGGTCGATCAGGTCGTGGCGTAGCGGGTTGAACTGGCTGACCTTGAAGGTCGCCTTGATGCCTTCCTTGATCGCCACGGACTCCAGAATTCCGTCGATGGCCGGGCGCTCGCCTGCGGAGATCAGCTTGACCGCGTGTTTCACGGTGCGCTCTACGGTGCCGCGCATGCGCTCGATCACGGCGGCCTGGCGTTGCTCGGACATCTTCTGCCAAACATCCGGTAGGGCGCGGACCTCTTGTAACAGGGCCTGGAGAAGGTCTCGACCGAGAGATTCGGCGGCGATGGAGGTGATGTTGCTGGGCAGTTCTTCGGCGAGGTCGTCGACGAGTTCCTCAGCGATGGTTGCGGCGGCTTGGGCTGTCATTGGCTGCTGTTCCTACTGGTTGGCGATGCGTTCGAGGGTGGTGTGCTGGGACTCGCTGAGGAACATCCGCGGGCCGTAGCGCTGGAAGTTGGCGCGCAGGTCGGCGGAGAACTCTTCTTCCCAGGTGGTGGCGGCATTCAGCTCCGCCGCGCCGAGGAGGCTGTTGAACTCCCCGACCTGGCCGTACCGTTCAAGGACAGTGAGGCTGGGCATGGCCGGTTACTCGAGATTGAGCTCGTCGGTGCCTGTGTCGCCGTTGTCCGGCTGCTGGCCCGGGGCGGGTTCGGTGATTTCGCCCGTCTCGGTGTTTACGCCGTCCGGGACCTGGTCCTGAGACTGGTCGTCAACAACGCTGTATTCGCCGGTGAGGATGGACGCGTTGTCCTGGTCCAATCCGGCGTCGGCGCGTTCGTCCAGGGTGACTGCGGTCTGCAACTCGATGCTGACCGGCAGGTACTTGAACAGCCGGCGGATGACGGTCTTCTTGGCCATCTCTTCGTAGTGGGTGACCCAAGGCCCGTTTCCGGATGCCTTGCTGGTGGCGCGTACTTTGTCGACGTCGGCCTTGCTCATGACCTCGAATTGCACGCCGCCGTCCTTCAGCTTGGCGACCGCGTAGACGTGGGTCATGACGCCGCGTTCACCTTCTCCCGGAACGTGCTGGACGTCCTCGTCGAGGCCGTAGCGATAGCTGAACTGGTCGTTCTGGTGCACGGTGCGCGCGGTGAGCGAAACGATCTGGCCGGAGCGCCGGGCAAGGTCAATCATCCCGCGGTAGCCGATGATCAACTGGACGTTCGACAGGCCATCTTTCGCCTTGCCGTTGCCGAACGGCAGCAGGTAGGCATGGCCGAGAGCGTTACCCGGTTCCAGGCCGAGCTGCGCGCATTGCATCACGGCGCCGAGGAAACTCTCCTGATTGCATTTCGCCAGGGCCGGTACTTTGCGGATCTCGGTCAGCGCGATGCGCGCGAGTCGGTCGGCGGTCATGTGCTTCGGAAGCGCCAGGGCCATCTGGGCTTTGATCTTCGGGTCAGTCATCAGGTGGGCCAGCGTTTTCGGCTGACCGTTGTTGGCGACATTGCCGGTCGCGGCGGCTTTCAGGGCGGTTGCGGACATGCTGGGCTCCGGTTACTTGAGGCGGAAAACGCGGGATTCGCTGGTCTTCTTGAACTGCTCGAACAGCGCGGGGTGGGCTTCCTTGAAGGCGGATTGGTCGAAGCGGTTGGTGGTCTGGGACTTCCACGTCAGTACCGACTTGCCGTTGACCGTGAGTTGGGCGTGGTCCTGCATGAAGAGCTTGATGCGCTCCTCTGCGGACTCGATCTCGTACTCCAGGCCCTTGGCCTTGGCTTTCAGTTCGCGCAGGCGGTTGAACACCTCCACGACCTTGCCATCGGCCTCGATGCTGGTTCCGGCGTCACGTTCGAACAGCCGGAGCATGTCGCTGACAGCGGTTGCTTCAGGCGGATCCAGGCGCTGGATGCGTCCCCAGAACTCGACCTCCTTCTCGCGAATCGCCGCGATGGTTTCGTCGTCCCGCTCGACGCGGTACACGCGGAAGTCGTCGCCGCCGATCAGCACGCCGAAGATGCAGACCTGGCGGCCGGTGACCATCAGGCCGTGCATGGCCTGGGCGGTGTAGTGGACTGGAATGGCATCGGTCTGAACCTCACCCCATTCCTTCGCCTTGAAGGGGCTGACCGTCTTGATCTCGATGTTTTCGCCGCTGGCGGCCTCGGCGTCGATCTCGGCGGCCATGAAGTCGTGCTGCTGGTCGCGGTAGCGGTTACCGCGGCCGACGATCTTCAGGCCGGTCTCTTCGGCCAGCAGGTCGATGACGTAGGGCTCCATCCGCTGGCCACGGGTGAAAATCTTCTGCTTCGCCGGGTCGACGGGACCGGTGCGCGGCTGGACCTTATCCAGGTACACGTCCAACGGAGTGCGCCAGGGGCTGATGCCGAGGATGCCGGCGACATCGCTGCCGCCTAGCAGCTTGCTCCTGTCATGATGTTCAGGTGCGATTTTGAGGAGGGACACAGGCGTAATCTCCGAGGTTCTTCAAGAGGCCGTCGTACTTGCAATGGCATGATCTGCAAAGACGGATGTAGTCGTTTGGGTCGTGGTGCCTTCCACTAACGTTGGCCCACTCGAACCTGGCCTTTGGGTCGGTGGTCCCGCAGTGCTCGCACTTCATGGGGCGGCCCCGCGCGGCATAGACCCTGTTGTGGGCCGGCTTGTACTTGACCGCCTCGCCCCGCCAGCTACTGTTCTTCGCTCCGCGCTGATCTCGCTTCGCAGCTATGCGCCGCTCTATGCCGCAACGGATCATGAAGAGCCGAAGGGCACGGCAGGTACATCCGATCTCGGCGGATACTTCTTCGAGCGTCATGCCCGATTCGTAGAGATGGCGAACCAAGCCCTCGTTGAGCAGTGGAACGCGCTTACTCTGTTGGCCGCCAAGGTACTTGGTGCGGTCGAGCACGCCGACCGATGCGAGAGCTGCAGTCATGGGCTGGCCTCATTTCAGGGAGAGGGTGGTTGTTGCGTGAAGGCAGGGGTTGCGCCGGAAGCGCAGAACGCAGAGGTCGCCGCAGATGTTGGCGAAGAGCGGGTTGTGGTAGCCGTGGCGGTTGGCCAACTCGACGGCCTGGCGGATGCTCTTTCCGGCAAACTCTTCGATATCGTCGAGTTGGTCGTCGATGATCGAGCGAACGGGGCGGGTGGTCATAGGTCGATGCTCCTCAGTTCTTGCTGTCTCGCATCCGCTGCGGCGTCGAGCCGGCGGCGCATGTCGTCGTATTGCCGGGTGCCGATGGCGTCCAGCGTGTAGGCCATCTCGATCTGGCCGCGCCATACCAACTGGTCGTGGCGCGGGATCACCGACCGACGCATAGCGACGATCGCTTCCTCGATCACGCCCTCGGCGCGCTCATTCGCCCAGGCCATCGTCGTCCTCCTGCTCTTCGTCCTCGGGCTCCGGTTCCGGTTCCGGTTCCGGCTGGTCCCAGAGCGGGTCGACGGCACGGTCGTAAGCGAGTTGCGCGTTGCTGAAAGCCGCGCGGTTGCGGCGCTCGCGATAGGTGGTGTGCATGTGCTCCTCCGCGGTTACCAGAGGTGAAGGAGCGAACGCCGGGCGCTTCCCCGGATGCGTCAGGTCTGGCTGCGCTAGCCCCTCGACTCGTTCGCTGTTCGGTGGCGGCTCACTCGTCGAATTCGACGAACTCGCCCTCGGCGCTCAACTGGTACCAGGTGTCCGGCTTTACGCCGTTCTCCCCGACCTTGCTGGCGCGGATATGGATGAGGTGCCCCTCGTCGTCGCGATGGCAGAGAACGATGGCGCTGCCGGCAGACGCGCGAGCGCGGCCTTCGATACCCAGGGATGCGGCGACGGATTCCTGGCCGCTGACCTCGGCCGCCGACTGGTAGCCGGTGTTGCTGGCTGCCGA